AAGAGTTCTCCCTGGGTAGTAGGCCGTTATATGAAAGTAGCCGGCGAGGTTTATGGCCGCGGTCCCCTGGTAAACGCCCTACCTGACATTAAGACACTTAATAAAGTAAAAGAATTGTTACTAAAGAACGCGTCGATCTCCGTGGCTGGCGTATATACGGCCGCAGATGATGGCGTATTAAACCCAGCGACAGTCAAGATCGCTCCAGGCGCCATTATCCCAGTAGCACGTAACGGCGGCCCCCAGGGCGAGAGCTTGCGTCCATTGAGATCCGGTGGTGACTTCAACGTGTCCCAGCTCGTTATCAATGATTTGGTCAATGCCATCAAAAAGATGCTATTGGACGATACTTTGCCGCCGGATACCATGAGCGCAAGATCCGCAACCGAAGTCGCGGAGCGCATGAAAGAGCTATCTCAGAACATTGGACCCGCATACGGCCGTTTAATTACCGAAGTGATGCAACCTATTGTGCGACGCACCATGGAAGTCATGGACGAAATGGGTATTGTTGATTTCCCATTGCGCGTGGACGGATCCGAAGTTAAGGTAGTGCCAACTGGATCGCTGGCCCAGGCTCAGAATATGCAAGAAGTCAATGACGTATTGCAATTCGTCCAGGTGGCCGGGCAAGTAGGTCTTGGCGCCCAGCTTGCTATCAACCAGGAAGAGCTGGCCGATTACTTGGCCGATCGCCTGGGAGTACCAAGCTATCTGATTAACTCAAAAGAGCAACGCCAGGCAATCATGGCGCAAATGGCCCAGGCCGCACAGATGGCACAGGCCGCGCAACAAGGCGGCGCAGAACAACCACAAGCACAAGAGGTCTAAAAGATGATGGAAGAAGGATGGGAAGGTCTCCGGTCTCCGGAGATTAAGCAAAAGGGCGCGTCGGATAATGAGATTGATCTCCTGGTCACTCGCGTCTTTTCAACCGATGATGGCGTAAAGCTCTTGGAATGGCTAAGAGCTACAACCATCGAACAGCCGACCTGGTTTCCGGGAGAGGACCCTTCCCATGGGTTTGCCCGCGAGGGTCAAAACTCCCTGGTCCGGGAATTAGAGCGGCGAATTAAACGAGCGAGGTCTTAAATATGAGCGATACCGACAACTTGACCGCTGATACTAGCGATAATCAAGCCGGCAACAACGCAACAAGTAGCAATAAGGACGATTCGGGTAGCTTACTGAACGTTAAACCAGCGGAAAAACCAGGTCAAAAGATGGATGATCTAGCGGCTCCGCACATGGACGTAGATCCAAACGACAAACCCCAGGAAGTAGATAACGACGAAGAGCTGGATTTTGTTCGCCCGGAATTTTTTCCTGAAAATTTTTGGGACGAAGAATCCGGTCCGGACGTTGAGGGTCTAGCCAAGGCGTACTCTGAGCTACGGGCCAAAATGTCTGCTGGTAAACACAAGGCACCCAAGGATGGTAAGTATGAAGTCACCAGTCTAAAGGACCGCGGCGTGGCAGAGGACGATCCCATGCTCAAGGATTTTGTAGGCCTGGCCAAGGATCAGGGTTTAAGCCAGGAGCAATTCGATCAAATGATCGATCTCTACACGAATCACATGGGCGCCGCCGATGAGCAAATGAAAACCAGTCGCGATGCTGAAATGAAAAAACTTGGCCGTAATGCGGACAAGATTGTTCAATCAACCGAGCAATGGTTAGTCAAAATGCAAAATGCTGGCACATTAAACCAGGGCGAAATCGAGGCAATTGGACGCGCCAGTAATAACGCGTCTTTTATCTCAGCGTTGCATAAGATCCGGGCATCCTATATGGAGACGGACATCCCTGGGCTTGAAATGCAAGAAAGTCAAAAGGCAAGTATGAGCGATGTTCAGTCGATGATGGCTGATCCAAAATACGGAAAAGACGCGGCTTACACCAAAAAAGTGGAAGATATGGTCTATTCAATGTTTGGAGAGGGAAACCGTTAGACTTCCCGGTCACAACAAAAAAGAGTGCGAAGCTGATTGCAACGCACTCTTTTTTTATTTATAGTGTTACGTAATGGATAACCGCAAGGCCCGTTACTACGCGTAGCGACCCGCTTGGATAATCGCAAAGCTAAAAATGATTTTTAATTTTTTAAACTTTGATATGAAAGGAAATTGAGATGGCTCTTCAAATCTCTAATGCTTTCGTCACGTTATTCGATAGCGAAGTTAAACAAGCATACCAGGCGCAACGCGCCCTGGCTGGTTTGACACGTGAGCGTACTAACGTAGAAGGCTCGACTGTAAAATTCCCAAAAATTGGTAAGGGATCCGCATCTGTTCGTGTACCACAAACCGATGTAGTACCTTTAAACGTTACTTATTCACAAGTAACTGCAACCATGACCGACTATATCGCCGCTGAATATAGCGATATTTTCCATCAGCAACGTGTTAACTTTAACGAGCGTCAAGAGCTTGTTCAGGTCGTATCCGGTGCTATTGGCCGTCGTATGGACCAAGTAATTATTGACGCATTAGTCGCCGCATCAAGCACAGGCACAGTCGCGAACACTGTTGCCGATGACGGTTCGACCGGTTCAGCATCAAACCTAAACGTTGGTAAACTTCGCGCCGCCAAGAAGGCTTTGGACGCAAAGAACGTACCAATGGAAGGCCGTACTGTCGTTCTCCACGCGAACAACTTGTCCGCCCTGTTAGGTCTAACATCCGTAACCAGCTCTGACTTTAATACAGTTAAGGCTTTGGTAACTGGTGAAGTAGATACCTTCCTGGGCTTTAAGTTTGTAACCGTTGGTGATCGTGACGAGGGTGGTTTACCAGTAGCATCTAGTGTCCGTACTGTTTTTGCGTTTCACCGCGATGCAGTAGGTATGGCAATTGGTCTCAATCAAACTAGCCGTGTTGACTATATCGCTGAGAAAACTTCTTTCTTAGTGGCATCTATGTTCAGCGCCGGTTCAGTAGCAATTGATTCTGACGGCATTGTTAAAATTTCGTGTACCGAATAAGGAGATTAGATCATGGCATTTTCAAGAGATAATTTTGGTCCAATCGGCAACGTATCTAAGCGCGGCGCCGCTCCAGTAATGTGGGGTTATAAAAGCGCTGATGCAATCGCTACCGTAAACACTTCCGGCTACTTTGATTCTGTATCGGATTTGGTTACTGTTGGCGATATGATTTATTGCTTTGACACCGCTACACCAACTGCAAATTTAGTCATTGTTTTAAGCAATGCTTCAGGCGTAGTCGATGTATCCGATGGCACCGCAGTAACCGTAGCTGACGCAGACTAAGCAGTAGTAATAAGTCCGGGCGGATTAATCCGCCTGGATTTTTATCATTAAAGGATTGTTATGGCGTCGGGTGATACAAAACTATCAATATGTTCTGATGCTCTGATTTATCTAGGGCAAAAACCACTAACGTCTTTTTCCGAAGTTTCTGATTCGTCGCAAATCTGCGACCGTCTTTATGACGACATCCGGGATATGGTTTTGTGTATGTATCCCTGGAGCTTTTCGTTTAAAAAAACCCAGCTTGCCCGTTTAGTCGATACACCAGCATTTGGCTGGAAATACTTATATCAATTACCTGGAGATCGCATTGCTGGTGTTCGCGCCGTATATGCTGACGATACAGTTAATTACCCATCTACCGTTGAATTTGACGTACAACAAGATAAATTACTAACCAACATTGAAGAAGCCTGGATCGATTACCAGTTCCGTACACCTGAAAGCGAAATGCCAAGCTATTTCGTTAATTTTTTAAAGTACGCCCTGGCCGCCAATTTTGCACAGATGGTTACTGACCAACTGACCAAGGCGGAATATTATCAGCGTCTCGCGTTTGGCTTGCCCGAAGAGAATATGCGCGGCGGATTCTTCCGTCAAACCATGACCATTGATGCGCAAAGCCGTCCATCTATTACCCTGGATCAACAGGACGCATTCCCACTTATCAATGTACGGTTTGGATAATGCCACGTTCAGTCCTTATTCAAACCAATTTTGTAGTGGGTGAATTGGACCCGCTCTTGCGCGGCCGCATTGACTTAAACCAGTATTACAACGCATTACAAAAAGCCACGAATGTGGTGATCCAACCCCAGGGCGGCGCACGTCGTCGCGAAGGTTTGCAATATATCGACACCTTGCCGGCCAACTTAGCAAGCCAGGCACTTAAACTTGTACCGTTTCAATTTAATGTGGTCGATTCGTATATGTTTGCGATTGTCCCTGGACGCGTTTACATTTATAAAAACAAGGCCCTACTGACCAATATCAACGGATCCGGTAATAGTTACTTGGCCGTGGCCAGCTTTACTGCCGGAGTGATTCCAGGACTAAAGTTTGCCCAGTCGGCAGATACAATCATTTTCGTACAAGAAGATTTAGCGCCAATTAAGTTTGTACGCGGCGGAACCGATACGAGCTGGACCGTCTCAACGATTACGTTTGATGAGATCCCGTTCTATGCCTATACGCTAACGGTGACAACTCCAACTTCCGGACACTTAACGCCATCGGGAACAAGCGGAAATGTTACTCTAACGTCGCAAAATTCTGCGTTTTCATCTACTGACGTTGGCCAATATATCAATGCCGAACCCCAGGGCCGGGCGAAGATTGTTGAATACAAGACTAACTCAATTGTTAAAGCAATTGTCGAGATTCCATTTTTTGATACTAGCAACATTGCCCAGGGTAGCTGGGAGATTGAGCGCGGATATGAGGCGTCCTGGAGCGCTGGCCGCGGATGGCCAAGATCAGTAACATTCCACGAAGGGCGATTATTTTTTGCTGGCGCCAAGTCCAGGCCGACTACCGTTTGGGGATCTCGCGTATCGGATTTCTTTAATTTTCAATATGGCGAAGGTTTGGACGATGAGGCCGTAGAGGCGACAATCGATACGTCACAATTAAATACGATTACCGATATTTATTCGGGCCGTGACTTGCAAATCTTTAGTATTGGCGGCGAGTTTTATGTCCCCCAGGCAACCTTAGATCCAATTACGCCGACGAATTTTATTATTCGTACATCAACCAAAATTGGAGCAAGGAATAATTTTCCAGTTATTGGCCTGGATTCCGGCACCTTGTTTTTGCAACGCCAGGGCAAATCAGTTAACGAGCTATTGTTTACTGATACCGAGGCAACCTACATTGCCAACAACGTGACATTACTATCCGGACACCTGGTTAAGAATCCGGTAGATATGGCACTAAATCGCGCAACATCAACAGACGATACAGATCGATTATTTGTCGTTAACGGCGATGACGGTACGATTATGTGTATCTCATTATTAAGATCGCAAAGTGTTATTGCTCCATCAGAATTTGTAACCGACGGATTATTTAAGGCCGTGGCCGTTGATGTTAATACGGTTTACGTCATTGTTGCCAGGAGCGTTAACGGAGCAACTGCTTATTATGTTGAGACGTTTAATCGCGATCTGACAATGGATAGCGCTAAATATGCCAGCTCCGCGGCCGCATCTGCATCAATGTCTCACCTGGTAGCCAAAACTGTCAAAGTAGTTCGCGACGGCATCCTGGAATCTGATAAGACTGTACCAGGGGGCGGCACAGTTACATTCTCAACGGCCGCAACTGCGTCCTGGCAAGTCGGTTTAAATTACAACATTAACTTAAAAACCATGCCAGTCGAGGCAAAGATGGCATCGGGTAATATCCGCGGATTTAAAAAGCGGATTATGGAAGTGAATGCGGACGTATTTCAAACTCAGTCCATGACCATTAACGACAATCCTATTCAATTTAGACAATTTGGAACCGGGGTTTTAGATACTGCTATTCAACCATTTACCGGCGTCAAGAAAGCTGGACCATTGTTAGGCTTTGATAAAGAGGGAATAATAACGGTAACGCAAGGCGAACCGTTAAAGTTCAATTTGTTAAACATGGAATTTAAAGTTTCGATAGGACAATAATATGCAACTCGCCGTCGCCGCAATGCTAGTGGCCGCTTATGGTCAATATGAGCAAGGTCAAACTCAAAAGAAAATTTATGGAGCGCAAGCCCAAGCCGCGCAACAACAGGCTGACTTTCAGGCCCAGCAAGTAGAAATGCAAGGTCGTACCGAGGCTATTCGTGCGCGTAACGAAGGACTAAAAACGCTGACAAACATTAACCGAACAATTTCTACGGTAAGAGCTAGAGCTGGCGCCGGAGCAATTGATCCGTTTGGTGGGTCGGCTGGCTCATTGCAAACATACGCATTGCGTGAAGGTTATACCGAGTTCAATCTCTCCCAGGAGAATGCAAAGCTGGCTCAATCTTCTGCTGGATTCCAGGCAAATATCTACAAATATTCCGGCCAGCAAAACGCCAACATTATGCGCGCATCCGGCGATGCCGCGGCAAGAGCTGGTATGTACCAGGCAATTGGCACAGTCGGCCAGGCTGGCATGATGTATTACTCGGCTGGTGGTCCTAGTACCAGCAAGTATTCATTAATGCCTGGAACCAATACAAATTCAATTCCTAATTACGGAGTAGGTTAATCATGGCCGAAAGACTTCCACGATACCAACAAACAGGCATAGCGATCGATCCGTATCGTGCGGCATCAATGCCGTCAATTGATTATTCGCCATTAAGTCGCGAAAGCAGAAATCTTTCCCAGGCACAACAAGGCGTATTAGATCGCGTTATTAATTTTGCCGGCAAGATTGGTATGGAACAGGCCGAAGAAGGGGGGCGCGCCGCAGTCGATACGCCCGAAAAAGCCAAGCAAGTATTACAAATTACACAAGAAACTGGTATGCCCCGTACGGTTTATGATAAAGCCGCATACGAACAGGCTAATGAAATTGTTGCGTTGCAATTGCAAAACGATGGTCGCAAACTTATTAGCGAAAAAGTTAGAGCATTTAAAAATGATCCAAATGCTGACCCGCAACAATTTTTGCAAGAAGTTACTGACGTAGGTTACGGCCTTGAATCGCTTACTTCTTTATTAGATCCAAAATTACGTGGTCGAGTAGCTGGCGATTTAAAACGTGTTGGAGATGTTGGTTTTTTAGAAATATCTGAAACACATAATGATCGCGTAGCAAAGCAAATACAGGCCACGGCGATTGCTGGAATAGATCAACGCAAAGAAGATGCTATTCGTCTTATGGCAACGGGTATGCAAAATTCAGAATCTTTATTATTTTCTGAATTAGACGCCATAAGAAAATACGCTATTGCCAACAGAATTGGTCCAGTAGAAGTAGAACGAATTATTCAAAATACTTTAGAACAAGCTCATATTGCTCGTTTTATGAAAGAATATGAACAGTCCCCCAATAAAGCAGAATTTTTAAAACGAGTAAAAGCTGATTTGGGAGCTGGTCCAATTGGCGAACTATACGATAAAGATGGATTGCCGCTTAAACAAAATCGAGTTACCCGCGGAATTGATGTTAACAAAACGGGCGCCCTGGTCAATCAAATTGAAGCGGATCTACGCTCCAGGGACGCACAGTTTAGAGCATTGCGTACTGAATTAAAACAGGATATAAGCGAAGTATCTAAAATATTTACTCTTGGCCAAATACCAAGTGAAGGCGTTGTTAATGAAATAGTAAATCGCGCTCGCAATATATTGCCAGCAAACGATCGAACAATGCAAGAAGCAAATTATTTAAGTGTATTGCGCCAACAGTCAATTGCTTTTAAGGCAATGTCACCAATGCAATTAGGAGATTGGGTGCGTAGCGCTGAAAGTCAAGTTCAAGGACAAGCAACCGTTGAACAAGCAATGTTAATTAAAGCCGGTAGAGAAGCTCTAGTTCATAAAACAACTATGCTGGAAAAAGATCCAGTAGGTTACATGAATCAAACTGGATTTGCAGAAGTTAAAACGTTAAATTTTGCGGCCGCACCAATTGATCTAAATAAACAAATTGGCGAGCGCATTACACAATCTAAATCGTTTGCGGCCAGCATGAATATACCGCCAAAATATTTCTCTCAGGATGAAGCTGGCGCTCTTACGACATTTTTACAAACATCAACTCCCGATCAACAGATTATGTTGCTAGGCGTATTAAACCAGGGATTTGGAAAAGATTCGGGCAACGCTATGAATGAAATTTCTAAGTTTGCTCCGGAGTTTGCTCATGCTGGCGGATTAATTATTGCCAAAGCAAATCCACAAACTGTTTACGATGCACTTAATGGTATGCGCCAAAAACAAGCTGGTAATAAAGCATTTGAAGGTACTGGCGACGCGGCAACTAAACGCAATGTTATTGCCGACCAACTGGGTAGCGCCTATGCTTTTGCACCTAAGACGCGAAGCGCCATTTTAGCTACAACTGACAACATATATACCCAGCGTTTTATTGTATCCGGCAAAACCGTATTTGATGAAGATATGTATAAACAAGCATTCCAAGAAGCATCCGGAATGATAATGGCCAAAAACGGTAAATCATACGGCGGCATTATTGAATATCGCGGCAACAGGATACCAATTCCCAACAACGTGGCCCAGGACAGTTTTAAGGACATCATTAACCGCGCAACGTATGAAGATTTTGCCGCAGTATCTAATGGTTTACCCGAAGATGACCAAAGCAGAAAATTCACAATTGAGCGCTTGCGTAAGGGTTATCCCGCATTTATCGATACAGATCGTGCCGTTTGGTATTACGAAGATTATCGCGGCAAACCAAACCCATTAGCTTTTACGATTAAAGATAAATCCGCCCTGGTTGTTGATTTCCGCAAACTAGCAGATCGCGTTAAACAAAGAGAAGGTATCAAATGAGTTTTGTTTTTGACGAACCAAATTTATCGGCAACGCCATTTAAGCCATTAGGTGGTGGCGAAGATACTGGTTTTTCAGAAAACTTTGATTCTGCTTACCGGGCATCATTAACTTTAAATCGTAGTGATTCTCGCCCAATTCTAATAAGGGAACAATGGGACCCAATTCTTAAAGAGGTACAAGAAAAAACTGGCAAAAAATTTATTAACCCAGGCAACTATTTAGGTGGTTATGCCGCATCATCAGAGACCGCCGTAAGAGGTTATAACTATTCATCAAAACAAATTTTAGATTACATAAAAGAACGCCCTGAAACATTTCCGGATTTATTAGAAATTAATAATGAAGTGCTTTTTGAGAAGGCAAAAAAAAGCGCAATTAAAGCTATTGATATTGATGCAGACGTAGGATCAAGATCAACCTTTACCGGATGGCTGGGAAGCGTTGGTGGTAGCATAGTTGGCTCAATAACAGATCCGGCCAATTTAGCGGCCATGCCTTTTGGTGGTGGATCATCAACTGTTTTAAACACAATCTTAAAACAATCAGCAATTGCGGCCGGATCAGAAGCTATCATTCAAACCGAAGTAGCGGATTGGTATAAGACGCTTGACCTACCTTACGATTACAAAACATTTTTTGCTAACGTAGGAATGGCCGCGGCTGGCGCTGGTGTTATTACTGGTGGAGTAATAGCGGCAAAACCGGTATATCAATTTACCAAAAAACAACTGATCGATGGTATTGAAGCATTAGGCAAGGCCAGGGCAACTCGCGAAGGCCGTCCGTATGAAGTAGATCCCGACGTCAAGATGATTAAAGAACTTGACGCGATCGATACAACTGTTAATCAGGGCAACGTTTTAAAGGATGACGTTGGCAACCTGGAACACAATGCTCGCGTCGAACAATCTTACAAAGCAATAGAAAACGGTGATTCTACTAAGATCACAAACGCGCCGCCGGAAAGCGCCATCAACCGGCCAACGGATATATTTTTTCACGACAACTTAAACAAAGAAATTTTTACGTATAAGCCAAACGATTTGCTGGTCGATGCCAAACTATTTCAATTTAAAGCTGGCGGCGACGTCATGGGCGTTACTGATAGATTGCAAGATATTGGCACATGGGACCCAATAAGGGCCAATACCATAATTGTTTATGAATTTGCAGATGGGCGTACATTTATTGCTGATGGCCATCAACGCCTTGGATTAGCAAAACGTTTACAAGCGGCAGATCCCTCTTTAAACATTGAAATGAAAGCATTCAAACTTAGAGAAGCTGACGGTATTAGTGTGCCGGAAGCAAGGGCTACGGCCGCCGCAAAAAATATTAGCGAAGGAACAGGATCAATTATTGATCTTGCAAAAGTATTTAAAGACGCGCCATATTTGCTTAAAACAGATTTGCCAAGAGGTCAAAACGTAAGGCAAGCAAATGATTTGATGAAACTTGAACCAAAAGCATTTGACGCCGTAATTAACGACGTAGTGCCGGCGCATTTTGGCGCAATTGTTGGCCGGTATCTTACCGATGAAACCCAGCAATTAGCCGTTTTAAAACTTTTAAATCGTTTAGAGCCGGCCAATGCACTCCAGGCGGAGCAGATAGTACGCCAGGCTAGAGAAGCTGGATTTGTTAAAACTCAACAAACCGGCTTATTTGGCGACGAAGATATTGCTGAAAGCCTATTCCTAGAGCGGGCCAAAATTCTTGACGGCGCAATGAAAATATTACGCAAGGATAAAGAGCTATTTGAAACCCTGGTTAGAAATGCAAATGATATTGAAGAAGCCGGCAATACCCTGGCTAAGTTAAGCAACCAAGAGAAAGAGGCTAATTATGGCAAAGCGATCGCTATCATCGAAAATAACGCAAACGTCCGGGGACCAATCTCAGACGCTCTCACCCGAATCGCCAAGGCGTGGAAAGACGCTGGCGGAACCCAGGCTCAAACTTACTACCGCGAGTTTGCCGAAAGTGTCGGAAGATCGATTAAGGATGGCAGTTACGAAAGGGTACCAAATGGCGGAGATCGCGGCGATCTCACAACTCCGGCGCAAAGCAATCGATTCACAGAACCGAATGCAGACGAGCTAAAAACATTTGACGAAGGTCCTGGATCTGTTGGATCAAAGAACCAGGGCAACCTTTTAGAACAAGATATTTTGCAAGATATTACGCCTGATAAAAATCAAGATATAAATATCCCGGTAAGAAAACTTGGCCCAACTGAGATCCCGCAACCAAATGAACCGTTTGTTGTTTTTAGATTTGGCGACGCAAATGAAACAGGGCTGGGAAACAAAAATGCAACAAACTACAATTCGCTAATAGAAACAATAGACGATGGAGAGCTGGGTCCGGTACCAGGAGCGCGTTTAGAATACACAGATGAAAATGCTTTTATTCATGCTTATGTTGTAACTACGCCCCAACAAATTGGCGAATACCAGGGTTTTAATCTAGGTCAAAAAGCAAGCGCAACAGAAACGTCCGTTGGTGCAAAACCATATTACGGTGGTTTATGGTATTCGTTTGCTGAAAATGGAAACTGGCAAGCTGAAAAAATTGGTCAAATAAGAGCTATTGATTTTGCAAAACAAGCAGAAGAACTTAGCGGCAAACAATTTTACAATATCCCTGGCGATGGCACTATTGTAGAAAGAGTATTTGCTCAAAACAATATTGACGTCAACAATCCAGGCCTAACAAAAGTTAATCCCGATGAGTATGTGGCTAAGTCACTTAATGAGGCTGATCTTGCGCCGTTGACAACGGAAGCTCAATCAACGTTGCGTAATCTGTACCAGGAAGCCGGATTACGTAAAGAACAGTTTGATAATATTAATCGCGATATTGCTAACCTGGTCAATGCAGAATATCAAGCAGTAAACTTAAAAGGATCTAATCGGGCAGTAGAAAAAATTACAGATGATTATGAGGGCGACGCAACTAAAATAAAAGATATATTGCGCTCAACTCTTGTCATTCAAAATATTCAACAAGCTGGTGTTGCTTTTCAAGAAATAGGCAAACGTTATCGTGTTGTTGATTTTAGAAATTGGTTAGATCCAAAAGCTAGAGTGCCTGATGGCGGTTATCGAGATATTAAAATAAATGTTGATGTTGATGGGCATATTGCAGAAATTCAAATTAACTCCCCTGAAATGGTGGCAGTTAAAGAAAAATTCCATTATTTATATGAAGAGCGCGAAAATCTTAATCGCAATTCAAAAGGATTATCTCAAGCCGAAAGAAATGCTTTAGAGAAAAGAATATTTGATATAGATGCGGAAATGAAACCGTATTACGATGAGGCGTTTGCGGCACTTCTCAATCGTTCAAATTCTGCTTTATCTACGAATGCGCCGTTACGCAATGCTGAGTTAATGGAGAAGTCTCTAGGCGAAGATTTATCCCAGGCGGCGCAAAAGCCGTCAAAACCTGGAACCCAGCCGATTGTTACCGGGATCCCTTCAACGTCGAGAAATTCTACTTTCTTAGATGATTTCATAAAGGACACTCCTGACTTAACTCTAGCACAGATCGGTACTGGCGGCAAACGCAATGCTGATTTGATGGACCTGGAAGTGCCAATTGCCGAGCGTATTGATCCAGTAACCGGTGAGAGAATATCGGAAGTGCAAACTGTTAAACAAATTTTGGATGACTTTGAACAGGATAAATCCATGCTGGAGCGCTTAGTGGGGTGCGTTAAATGAGCTTTAGAGAATGTATTAACAATGGCGAGAATGAGGGAAAACTCTCAGGGGATCAGGCCGCCAAGGCCAGGGGCTTATTTGACGAGCTAGAGGCGGAGTACGCCAAGAAGATGGATCCCATCCAGGCTGGCACCCAGGCGGCGAAAGATACTTTTGACGCATTGCAAAAAGAAGCCATTGAAAAGAAACGCGTCAAATTGTTGCAAATACGCAACTGGCAGAAGATTAGCTTTGACTTAAATCAATATGCTGGCGGAGAAAGTTTAGGAAAAGCCGCCCAGGCATTGCTGGATCGCGATGAGTTTGCTAAGTATTCCAACGTCGAAGCCAGGCGCAAAGCCGTACTTGGTCAAATATATTCCAAGATGGATGATGTCCTGGCAACCTTTAGACGTCGCGGCGTAACCGGTGGCCTAGGTAATAAAGCCATGGCCAAGGACCTGGTACGCGAAGTGTTTGGCGAAGATACCGGATCGGCCGCCGCGAAAGAATTAGCACAGTCTTGGTCAACTGCGGCGGATTATGCCCGCCAGCGCTTTAATGCGGCCGGTGGTGCCATTCCAAAACGTAAGGATTGGGGTATGCCTCAGATCCACGATTCGATGCTTGTACGCAAGGCTGGACGCGAAGAATGGACTAACTTTATCCGTGAGCGCCTAGACCTGGAAAAGATGATTGATGAGCGTACCGGGCTTAAATTTACCCCGGAACGCCTGGAGCTGGCCCTGGCACAAGTATTTGATTCCATTGCGACGGAAGGCTGGAATAAGGTTAAACCATCCGGAGCTGGTAGTGGCCGCTCAATGGCTGGCCGTCACCAGGACCATCGATTCCTGGCGTTTAAGAATGCAGATTCCTGGATGGAGTACCAGGAGAAATTCGGCAATCCTGAACCGTTCGTCACCATGGTTAATCACCTGGAAGGAATGTCCAGGGATATATCCATGATGGAGATACTAGGGCCTAACCCTAATGCGACGGTCCGGTATATCCATCAAACTGTTATGCAAGACGCCAAGATCAAGGAAGCAAATCAACCTGAAACGAAGATGGTCGAGCGGGCCAATAAAGAGCTGGGTATGTTTGATTCGATGTACGCGATCCTCAATGGATCCACGGCATCCCCAGTCGATGGCACCGTAGCACGCGGCTTTGCCGGCTTGCGTCAAATACTACAATCGGCGCAACTTGGCGCGGCCGCCGTCTCTGC